GATTGTCGGCCTCTTCCTCTTCCTGAGTTCTAGCCATAAGCTTTTCAAAATGGTTAAGGTGGCAATTCCACTCAGGCGCTTGATCAATCTCTTGCTGTGTTAGGGGTCTCATTTATTTACCTTGGTTAAGTTGTGGTGCTTCATTATCCGCTTAGCGGTTGCTAATGTGCATCTACCATTTTTCATCAGCATGCTAATTTGAGCCAATTTAACCCCCGTTTTAGCCTCAGCACCACGATAGCCGCCATATTTTTCTATCATGATAGTTAGCAGCGCCTTAAACGGCTTAGATTTTAATTTACTAATGTATTCGCCGCTACCGCATTGCCCTTCACCTTTGCTCATTTCATTTCCACTCCATCAATTACAATAAACACAACATTACACTAAGATTAAACGCAATGCAATACCCGAGGCAATAAAAAGCCCACTCCGAAGAATGGGCTAGTTACGACCGGGTCACTCCCAATCCTTACTAATCTGCTGTCTTTTATCCCAAGAGCCTGACGCCTTACGGCCGACCACGGACCAATACAATATGACTGGCGCAACGTTATCACCTTTCGGCTACAGTTTATAATAACGCAAATTAAGTGTATCACATAAACATCAAATCCATTGCACTGCTGCCGGAACTCAACACAAGCATTTCGTCAATGGCATCCATTAGCGTGTCGTATTGGTCGTCGTAGCCCTTCTCTTGGTCCATCAACACACCAACGGTTAACAGGTCGCACTCACTAATAAATGGGACCACCCAGTCAGTGTCGGCGCAATAAGTGCCATCAAACCAGGTTGTATTGGTAATTTTGTCGCCATCGTCATTGTGAATGCGTGGGATAAACACCTTGCCCATTTTTATCTGAGGCTGGCAATTACTATGTCGAACAAATTTGTTTTGATTAGCGCCGCGCTGAATGGGATTAATTGGCATATTCTTGCGCTTAACCAGAGTTGTTATTAATCCTTGCCCTGCTTGCTTATCTTCAATAGACATGCTTCTAACGCCAATGCGCTGGGTAATCGGTATCATGGCGCCCCATTTGTCCCATAAGCGTTCTGCCTCATCGAGTAAGTCGAGCGGGTCCCATTTACCGCGGCTAATGTCTACTATGTAAAGGTTGCCATCGTCACCAACACCAGCCAACAAGAACACAGTAAAATCTAGGCGATCACCTACCTTGCCCGAGTTGGTATCAACAAATATTGCTAATGACTCCATGAATGGCAATTGGTCATAACGTCCGAACCAAGACGTATCAATCAAGCCGCCTGACATTTTAGCCGGTGATTGCTGGTATTGACTGAGGAATGTGTATTCGTCGCGCTCCCATAGGTCAATGAGTTGATCAATGTGCTCCATTTCTGGCCAGTATGACCAATATTTGACGCCATTAATTACCCGGCAATCTGAATCCTTAATGGCATCCCAACACATTGCCCTGATATCGGGCTCGAGCTCTAATAGGAAATCTTCGGTGATTAACGCGGGTATCTTGATTAGCTTAAAATCAACGCCCATGCCACCGGACAAGCAAAAGCCTATTGTGTCGTCAACGTGCAGTCGCTGTTGAATAAGGAAAAATGGCGTAGGGTGATCCTTTGATTTATCGCCGCGTCGTGACCTTACCGTGTTCGTAAGTTTTCGATGTGCCGCTTCACGCTTGATAGGGCTAAACATATCTTCGGGTTTATCTGGATCATCAAGATTGACAGAGCCGCTAAAGCTAGGACCATAATAGCCACCACGGCCACCAGTAATCTGACCACCCATGGCACGACTAACAGTATTACCTGTGACCTTACCTTTTTCATTGACGATCTCCCACTCTTCGGCCTGATTAACGCCAAACGAGCTAGGCCATAGCTCCTGATATTCTTTAGAACTGATAATGTCCCTAGTGCGGCGTGAGTTACGCTTAACCAGCGTGTCAGCAAATGACAGGTTAAGGTTGCGGAAACGATTTAACACACCAGTTTTAACCAACATATTGGTATAGGCGGGCAGGTGAATCGACATGAATTCGGTCTTGGTGCCGCCCGGTGGTATCGATATGGCCAGATTGGTCGAGGAATGGCCGCCCCTGACAACCTTATCTATCTCGCGAGCCATCCAACGGTGATGCCAATTTACTAGCAGTTTGTCGCCTTGAATCAGTTCAAACCATAACCGGGTAAAATTAAGGAATGATTTCTCAGACCTAACCTTTACCGCAACACGATCAGGAAAGTCCATTTCTTCCCATTCTAATAGGTCAGTCAATCAGGAATTCTCAGATTGCACTCGTGAAGCCTTCTGAATTCTTTATCCGTCATATCTTCTACAGGATACATTGGCACTGAACTCCATAGTTTAGGTCGCAACTCGAACCGTCTAAATCGATGGGATACCGACACGAGCCACATCCTTAAATCCTCTGGCGACAGTCTAAGCAGTTCATCAACATCATTACCACCAAGCTCAACAGATTCAATTCTAATGCCGCAAATGGCACTTAACGCGCCTTGTTCTCTATCTTCTTTGTTTGTTTTGTCATGTAAAATCATAATAATTCCTTAATCAAGATCGTCCATCTTCTTATTTAATTTAGATTGAGCCTCGGCGTATTGCTCTTGGCTGTATGCCTTTGGTGACATCGATCCGTCGCTAGATAAATGATCTATCTGCTGCTTAACACTGTACTTCTTAGGTGCCATGCGTTCCATTACCCATTTTCTAGTGTCGATACGAAGTCGAGAGCGGTTAACGTGCTCATGATTAAATTGATCGTCTCTGCCTTCACTTCTAACCCAATCGTTATCCACATCATCAGCAATGTCGACTATCTCATCAAGGAATATTTCTTGTTGCAATTCTCTTGCTTGTGTGTATTGGGTACGAAAATCATCATACCTAATCAACCAACGGAGCACGGCTGGCTTACTAGGGTACTTCTTGACCTTACAAATACTAGTAAGAGACTCGCCCATAATAAGCCTCAAGCATATAGCTCTAGCCTTCCATATCGTGTAGTCGCTGGGTCTACCTCTAGCCATAATATTCACCCATTAAATTCAATAGCCCATTGTAACATGGTTGGGGAAACGTAATGTTATGGGTTATTGTCGTATTTTATAAATCCATTACACGATGCTGATACGTTTGTTTTAAATGATATATCAGGGTTTCTAATACATCGATCGCCTGGTCCAAAATTATCAGTAGTCATATCCTCTTTAAAATATTTGCATAATTTACAACAAGCAGGCGATGTAGTGTAATTTAACTTATTTTTTAATTGGCTCTCTATTGATTCTGACATTATTTGCCGCCCCTCTTAAATTTTCCGCGTCTATTCTTCTTGTGCGGTGGTGTGAATGATTTTTGTTGATTGTCAATATTTAAATCGCCAGATACAATATTGAAATGATCGATAGCATTGATTGTATAAGTAATAGTTTCAGAAAGACTAGCAAATGAACAAGCTATCATTATTTGACGATCCATCATTTCTCTAGAGTTGCTCATGACCCATCCCCCAACTGCAAAATATTAACTTCTAAATCTTCAAGGCTAACGTAGGTGCCGACATAGCCTTGACCTTGTAGCTCGACCTGTTCTGAGTTGAATATAGCCTCGCGGATTGCTTGTTGTCGCGCTTTGATATTAAGCTCACCAGTCCTTTGGTTAACTAGATCCTGGTTTGCTAACTCATCTTCTAGCTCGGCAATTCGTTTGTTCGCTTCCATTAATTTGTCGATGTTCATTATTTTTGCTCCCGTAGTTTGTTGGCGAAATCTCTGATAAATGCAACTCGCTGGCACGACTGATGGACGGTCACATTTGACGAATGAGCAACTCGCGTTAGTGATTCTTCGAGCGCATCCTCAACAACATCAGCCTTAACGCTTGCTAGGCATTGGGCGGGTGTTAAATCTAACGTATCCAACAAAGCAAATCTTATCTTGTCTTGGTAGTCGCTATCGCCAGCAATCGGAATGGCTCCAATGCTAATGTCAAGACTTTCACGCAACACATTAACCATCGCCTTTAGCTCTGCGATTTCTAGCGCCATCTCGCTGTTTGCTTTGTCGGTGAATTTGATTAGCCTCACTTTATCTTCAAGTTTTCGCTTTTGATCGGCGATTTCTTGTTGTTGCTTAAGCGTCAACGATTCAAGGTGTGATTTTCTGTTCAAATCATTTACGATATCATCCCTAAACATGGTGTGACCGTCTTTAGTTATTGCTATCGTTGTCATCGCGTATTTAGCCATTTTAATTATCATATCTTTTCCTTAACTTTAATTTTAATACCAAATACCGTTATGGTTTTGGTCGGTTTTTCTTTCTTTTGATAAACCTTCATGTTCTCGGGTACCGTTTTGTAATTAGCCCTAGATTTAGCCTCACAGCACAACACGCAGCCACTACCTTTGCGCCTAACAGCCAAGTGGCCATTAACGCACTTGACGCCAGTATAGTAATACTCCCCGCCTTTTACCTCGCAAAACTTATCGGGTAGATTATTGATATTAACCTGCGTCAACTCTCGCCAAGCTGCCGTTCTGTTGCCTGCGTTTCTTGGGTTGTAATCTTCGTTATTTAAGTGGCTGTTATAGCGGTCAACCAGTGATTTGTAACTCCTAATCTGTAAATAAATCTGTTGACGGGTTAGTTGCATTTTTCTAGCGATCACCTTTGGAAGCAAATTATCAACCGCAAACATCGTGTAAATCCTATGCTTCTTAGTGAAGTCAAACCTTTGATGGTTCGCATTTTCGCACCATTTCATGAAATCGAAGTTATCCAGGTAATCAGCGTAGTTCATTTCACCACCTCGATAAAGCTAACAGCAAGATAACAGAACAATATAAGCGCCACGACAACACAGAAGCGCGCAGGGCAGCTCAGTCGTTTAAATAACCCCATTACCAAGCCCCCATGTATTTAGTCATCAAAACGAACGACACGCCCACGAATGCCAATGTGAAGATTAATGTTTTTAGGGTTTCGGTTTTCATGGTGTAGGCTCCGATTGTCCAGATGTTTTTATGTAAGGTGTCGCCGATGAGATTCGTTCTAGCTGTACATAACAAAATTGCTGCTCCCCGCCACCGAGGATAAAAATCATCGTTTGAAATGTTTTGTTATCCATGTCCAGATCGCCAATTGAATCAACCTGCCATTGATATAACGAGCATGATTTTGTTTCCCACCTTTTGCATCCCTCGATATATCTTACTGTTGGCTTTTTCCAGAACTGCCACCATTTAGGGTTTGTTACTTCTTCTTTTGTGTAGCTAACATTAAAATATGCAGACAAAATAAAGCAATCACTTTCGTTGTTATTACAACCGCCAAGAATATTATATGAGTCCTTAATTCCAGACGGTCCCATTTCATCACTTTCAGTTATCATTTCTTCTCTCCGAATATCTTTTTAAATTCTTCTTCTAGTTCACTTGGGAAATCTGGCATTGTGGTTCCTTTGGCCCCGAAGGGCCGGTTTAGTTTTGTTATCTGTACCCGCGAATCTTAAGGCCATTACACGCCATTGCGAACTGGACTAGGTCGCTAGGGCATGACTCGTTGGCATCAACACTCTGCATGCTGTTTGTTACGATTGAACCTGCCAATATTTCTACAATTTCGATTTTTGCCGAGTCTGACAATTCAAGGTTTTGAGCGAGTTTCAGGTTTAATAGATCTTTATTCATTCCATTAATTCGACGCTCGTTTGTTTGCGATTCGATTCTTGACGCTAGAGTTGCGATGTCACCATTAATTAGTTCTGCGTATTTAGTGTTTACCAGTTCGATTGCTAATTTAATGTTTTTCATGATGTTTGCCTTTTTGTTTGTTTGCGTTTTGTCTATGTAGCTATAATAGCTGATTGCGTTTATTAATGCAAGTGTTGTGTTTAATTAGATGTCGATAGTTGAATAAAGCGCCCCAATTTAGGAGTTTTGGGGCGCGTGTTGGGCAAAGTTTCCCAGCCTGTAGCCCATGCCCAGCCTGAGTTTCATCTCTTTTTGGGGTAATTGGCCAGAGTGGCGCATACCAGTCAATGTCGACCTCCCCGTGTAATATATATAAGTGATATAAGTAGCTGCTATTATTTGTTGCCATCACGGGAGGAAGTATAACGATGGCCAAAACCTGCCCAAACGCCCCAATTTTAGCTGAAACCCATTGGCATCACGGCCTGTAGGTTGGGAAAATTTTCCCAAGTGACGCCCCAATTTTAAGGTTTTGGGGCGACATTGTTACCTTGGTGCTCAATTTGTCACTAATAATGTTGCTTATGCTTTATATATAATATATTATTTGTGCCTAAGTTAATTGGAGGTACTAATGAATTATTCGGACTATGTTAGAAAATCAGTATTGGATATAGGCGTCGGAGAAGTCGCGGAGATCGACCTTATGGGCAAGATGGTGTCAACCTTTCGCATGACGCTAAACATTGTTAAGGGTGATCGTCGGTTCGTTACGAATGTCGATATCAATGGTAAATTTTGGGTTAAGCGGGAGATGTAATGTCAACATCCGATTTAATAGCTGGACTAACCAGCCTAAATAAAACAAAACTTCAAATTGAAATGGATCACGTTAAGATGATTATTTCTGGCGTAGGAGGTGAGAGTAGAGCGCACCAGATAGGGCTATGGCCAGAGTATTCTAGTTCATCACTGAACGATAATGATTATGATGATGTGTCAGTTTTTGATGACACGGCCAACGATCTACTAACCAGAATGTCGCGGAATGTTTCCGAGGTGATACAATTTCCGGTTAATTCGGTTTTTATCCATGGCCTAGCTGTTTTGTCATCTGCCATGAATAAAGGTTTTAGTTATAAGTATCACGGCACTGGTCCGGTTACAATTTACTCAGTTGTATCTCAGCCGCCATCAACTGGAAAATCAGGCGTTCATGGTGCGTTTTTTCATCCCATACGAATAGCATTTGAAGGCTACAACAAGATTCAAGAAAAAAAGCGCGCCAGCATAGAATATAAAATATCCAAGATTAAAAAGGAAATGAAAAACGCCGAAGAATACGAAATCGAAGCGATAGCAAAGTCTATTGAAGATCTAGAATCCCAACTTGAAGAAACGCATGTTTATAATTATTCAGTGTCGGACTCAACACCAGAGTCGCTAGCTAGGGGCGCACTTGGTCATGGTGGTCTTTTTAATGTTCTTTCTGACGAGTCTGCGGCAATATCTAGTGTTCTTGGTGAAATGTACGGATCGGGAGGTAAGACAAACTCAGAGTGTATTTTAAAAGGTTGGGATGGTGAATATGTTTCGATCTCTCGAGTCGGCAGTGGTGACATTAAAGGCTTTGTTCGCGGCAGCGTTGCGGTACTTGCACAGGACGGCGTGATCGAGTCAATACTAAAAATAGCCTCCGAGGGTAATGGTATTGCAGAGCGTTTCTTTTTACTGAAAGAGGCAAACATGTTTGGTAAGAGAAAGCGCCGCCGTAAAGACCGTATCCACAAAGACGAGTCATTACATAGTGAATACGCAAATCTAGTAGCTAAACTGGTCCACACTGACGACTTTATTTTTAATATCAATAACGATTCGATTGATCTAATTGAAGATGCTTGCGAGGCTTTCGAGCCAGAACTTAGCGATGGTGGCAGGTATTCAAAAGGCATGTTGCGCGGTGTTGCAGGCAAGTTCGATAAACGAGTTGTTAAAGTTGCTTGCATACTTCACGTTGCAAAAAACTGGGACACTACAGGCGGTCCAGACACTGTCGATACTCAATGCGTTGAGCGCGCGATCCATATATGCAAAGAGATGATGCGTGCTTACGAGAAAACCGCACAATCAGAGGGTTACGTTGGCAGCGAATCAGAATGCATGGCGATAATTGACGCTCTAACAAGATACACATCAAGAGGTAAGTTAGTTACCAATAGCTCACAACTTAGAGACACAGTTAAGCGACTAACCATATTTAAAGACACGCCAAAACTAGCTGCTTACATAGCTCACAACATAACCCCAAAGCTTGAATCTCTTGGCTACTGCTGCGTTATCAAAAAGAAAATTTACATTAACCCACATTTAAGGGGTGCATAATGTCTAACTTCAAATTCGACGCCGAGGAGGTTAAAAACAATATGCGCGGCCAGTGGGTTGACTTTCTTAGTCAATGCGCCGGTTTCGAGTCGAGAGTATTTAATAAAAAGCATCAGCCCTGCCCAATGTGCGGAGGTAAGGACCGGTTTAGGTTTGATGATAATTTAGAGTTTCGCGGTGATGGCGGTTATATTTGCGGCCAGTGTGGAAGTGGTTCGGGGATGAAACTTTACCTTGAGGCCACACAAGTCGGTTTTGGCGTTGCCCTTGAGGATTGCGCGAATTTTCTAAACATGCAGCCAACCGAGCGCAAAACGTATAACTCCAACCGGGCGCACGTTGTTTTGCCAATGAAACTTGATGCACATCAAGAGGCCGAGGCTTTTTATAATTCATGTGATGAAATGAACGGGGCGAAATTTGTCAAAGGCGCCCAAGTGATCAAGGTTACTGATGCGGCCGGTAAAATGGTTTCGTGTGCTTTATTGTCGGGAGCTGGCCAGCCGATTAAACACTTCAATAAAAAAATGATTTGGGGTAGTTGCGTAATTTTCGGCAAACTCGAAGGTAAGGTTTTGTTAACTTCCGACTATTACCAGTCGGCTCGTATTCATGGCACAAAAGGCATTAATACAGTGTGCTTTTTCGAGTCGCATAACCTATTTTTTATCCATCAAGAATTGAATAAATTAAACATAACGCTTGCTATTGTTTGCCATATAGAAGAAGATTGGATTCAAGCATCGAAGTGCGGTTTTATTCACGGACTTGACGCCAAAGGTAAGCAATTCAATGTTGATACCATGTGCGGTTTTGTTAATGGTTTTGACGCTAAAATTAATTAAAGGAAATCTTATGAATGAAGTTATAAAGTCGGTTTACGGTAATCAAATAGACATAATAAAGTCAATAATGAAGCTTTGCCACATAGAAAGATTTGATGTTGACGTTACTTATGGGAACGGTATGTTTTACAAGGAGATCGAAAAGCCTGTTTATTGCTTCGATCTAGACGGCGACCTACCCGGGGTAACTCAATCATCAAGTGACGACTTGCCGCTTGGTGATCAATCGGTATCAAGTATGATGTTCGACCCTCCATTTCTTACATATGTTAGGGCAGCGAGAGAAGGTAACGGCAATATGATTATGGCTAAACGATTTGCTGGGTACTGGCGCTATGATGAACTTGAAGCTCATTACCGGGCAACAATAAAAGAAGCTTACCGGGTGCTAGATAAAAAAGGAATTATGGTGATTAAATGTCAGGACATAATACATAACCATAAGATGCATGCTACTCACGTTAATATTATTAGCGACTGGACAAGCGGTCTATTTAGGTTAAAGGATATGTTCATATTGCCCGCGAAGCACAGAATGCCAAGCCCTAACCGGAAAGGAACTCAGAAGCACGCTAGAATTTTCCATAGTTATTTTTTGGTACTAGAAAAACTAAATTAAGGATCACCAATGATTAAACCAATAGGAAAAATTACCCCGTACCCGTTCCAACATGAAGTAATACAAAATTGCCTTGGCCATATCCGCGAGCAGTTTAGCAACTTCAAAGAAACCAAGAAGGCTGACAACGCATTTGTTAACGCTTCGGTAAGCTCGGGCAAGACTATTATGATGGGCGCCATTGCTAACCACTGTAAAAACGTTGGCGTTAAATCCATGATTTTAACCGCGGTTGGTGAGCTCGCGGGGCAAGATGGAGAGGAGTGTTTCAACATGGATACGCCATGCAGTTATTTCTCTGCTTACATGGGCCGGAAATCAACGCACTTCCCAACGGTTGTGGGCACGGTTGGCACGGTTGCCAATGCACTAACAAAAGATTTTGCAGCATGGGCACCGCACGTATTAATGATTGACGAGTGTCATTTAATTGACCATCAAGATGACGAATGTAAAAGCCAATTCATGCAGGTTATCACGCATTTTAAGCAGCTTAACCCCATGATGGTGGTTATCGGGTTTACCGGCACGCCATGGCGGGGCAGTTCAACTATCAAGGGCGAATTCTGGAAGTGTGAAATTGAGCCCGTTATTGATCGTCAATTTTTAATGGATGGCGGGTACACTGTGCCGGATATTTTTGGATTCACCGATCACGAATATGATTTGGGTGATGAGTTCGCGCCGGGTGATGACAAATCAATGTCAGATTTTAGTGATAACCAATTGGCAAAAATGCACAAGCTAATGAACCCGACAGCAACGCAAGAAATTATGCTTGATGTTATTCGGCTGTGCGAGTCGCGCAACGGGGTGCTAATTACATGCGCGGGGGAGTCACATTGCAAAGAAGCGGCCGCAGCGCTACCAGATAAGACCTGGGCCATTGTTACAAGTGTTAGCGGGGTAATCACTCAAACAGGGTACAAAACCCGCAAGGAAGTGGTTGATGCGGTAAAGGATGGCAAGATTAAATATTTGCTGCAGGTTGGTTGTTTTACCACCGGCTTTAACGCGCCAATCATCGACACGATAGTGTTACTTCGTCGCATTGGCAGTCTAGTATTGCTCGAGCAGTTACTTGGCCGGGGTCGCCGCTTATTAAAGCCGCACCAGGCAGAGGCCGGAATAGTTAAAAATGAATCACTTGTGCTCGACTTTTCTGGAACGATGGCGGCAATGAGTGATCTCTATAACAACCCGGTGCTCGAAGAAGCAATGAAAGCGAAGGATAATTTTGAGAAAAACTTTGTTACCTGCCCCGATTGCGAAACATTAAACGGTGAGCACGCCCGGCGATGTTGTGGTGATGACCATAAAAGTGACGATGGCCGGTGCGAATTCTTCTTTAAGTCTCGACGATGTGAGGACGTACAGCGCGGCGGCATAGTTGTAAGCAAAGGTTGTGGTGCAGAAAATGACATTGCAGCTCGAGACTGCCGCAAGTGTGGCAACCAGTTAATAGATCCTAATGCCAAGTTGGACCGCAAGCATTACAGCGATCAAGATTGGAAGCCAGTTTTATCAATGGAGCTAGAAGTAATTGGGCTCAACCAGGAAGGCATAGGCGTTAAATATTTCTTCGATAATTACGGGGAGGATGGCAAGCAAGAGATCGCCAATATTAAATATTGGGCCATTAAAGGCGGCGGTAAACGTGTTTGGACATCTGGGTTTATTAGGCGCCATATTGTTGGTTACCCATTCCAGCAGCGCGTGATCAGTATGACGCCGGTTAATGTAATCAAGAATAAGGCATTATTTAGCGTGCCGACCATGGCAACTCATAGATTAAACGATAAGGGTCACAGCGTAGTTCATGGCCTTAAATTTAGCAGTGGCTTAACTATCAAGGGGAGTAAGCGCATTGATAATCAAGAAGCGGAATAAGCATAATCTTCTGTGCTACTGGGACGACATAGCCAACGCCAGCAAGGTTAAATCACGCTTAGAAAAGTGCGAGCAGATTGACCTAAATCAATTTTGTGCTAAATTATTCCCGATTGAGTACGAAATGATGTGGCATACAGTCGGCGAGGGCAAACGCGATGCTTTCTATGGTGC